CGGGGAAATGCGCGTATAGTTTACAAGTTTGCTGTTACTCATTTTCGTTCCCTCCATTTCCGGCCATGAAGCCGATCTGGACCTTTCCGGCGTTGGTTACTTCCGGCTCCGGTACGTTTTCCACATTTTCCACGGAACCGGTGTTCAAAATAGCAACGAACTTCGTGAAGGCTTCCTTGATGTATTTACAGGACACAAGCAGAACGGCGCCAATGATGACCAGGTCGGCGAAAATGTCCGTGTATTCGTCAGGAATAGTCCAGCCGACTTCGTTTGCAAAAATCGGAAGTGCAGTAATAGCCGTACACAGAAGCGTCAGGCCAACGACGAAAACAAGGATTTTCAAGCCGCTTGCGATCAGCTTTTCGCGGTCGAAGTCTTCCTTCCTGATTTTGATGTTGTACCACAGGGAAAAGGCGACGTTTGCCAGGTATGCACACAGGAAGATCAGCATAGCCCAGCCGATATTTGTCAGGTTTTCAAGTAATGCGTTAAACACGTTTATACCTCCTTCGTGTCATTGTAGATTTCAGGACCATATAATTTCCGAAGTTTGATCCGGTTTTCGGCCTTCGCTTTGCTGAAATAGAAGCCGGTCGCGGTGGCCAGTTCACCGAAGACCGAAGGGATCAAATACGCCAGGGGCGCGGTGTCGCTTGTTTTCCATACAACGGCCATAGTAAAAGCCGACACGACAAGCGTGACGGCTCCGACTATGGTTATAATGATTTTGGAAAACTCGCGTTTCTTTTTGCGCGATTTCACCGGTTTTCCAGGTCCTCTATACGGTGATTCGCGACCTTGATTTTTTCTTCAATAACGGCCGCCTGTTCTTCCAGTTTGAAGGTTCGTTCCACGACGGAATTGTGTTTGTCGACCTTCTTTTCAAGAAGTTCCAGACGGTAGGCAATAAGGGCGGAACTTTTTCGGTTTGCGAAGTAGGTTCCGGCCAGTGTACCGATCAGCGACAGAATGCCGACAATGATTCCTTCGGTCATTTTGTCACCTCCGTCCAGCCATAGACGCCAGGCTCCCAGACGTTCGCGTCAATGTTAGATGTCCAGTGTTTCCCGTTGTGGGACACTTTGTCGCCGCTGTTATAAGCGTCATGGGCGCCGATCGGCTGGGACCAGGCCGGCCATTCTTCCGTCGGATCACCGATTTTCTTCCAAAGGGAAGCGGTGGCGTCAGGCGTCCAGTCGGCTTGTGAAGTGTGGGCCTGAACACAGCGGAAAAGTTCACCGTTATACTGGCGGATATTGCCGACAGCATACGCCACAGGGTAAGCCCAGGACGCGAACTGGCTGACGTTTTCCGTTGCGGTTGTGTCGTCGATCTGGCCGGCTTCGGCCAAAGTGACGAAGGCGATCGAAGTCGCGCGCAAGGCGGCATTGACAGGATTTTGTTCTTCCTGGGCTTTTGCCTGGGCCATGCTCACGCTTTCGCATTGTGTAGGGTCAAACATTTCGAATTCCTCCTTTCGTTTAGGCGAAACGGATCGTCGCCTGGGTGATTTCGATTTCCTGGGTTCCCTTCGTGATATAGAAGCGATAGCCCAGGCCATAGCCTTTCGCGGCGGTCGTATTCGTGAAGACGTGGACAAGTCTGTTCGCCTTGTCAGTGATGTCTACCCACACCGGCGAAGTGTCGAACGGGTTGTTCGTGACTTCCAGGTGAAGGGTTGCGTCTGCCGGAATCGTCGCCGGATAAAGGGAAACAAAGACCTTCTGAACCAGGGCGTCCGTATTGAACGCGCGCGCCGCCGCGATACGGCTGACGGTGCGGCTGAATGTGATCTTTCGCGTTGCGCTTCCGCCGGCGCTGTCGGTGGCCGTGATCGTCAGGACGTGGGTTCCGGAAAGAAGCGGAAGCCATACACTGGACAGGTTGACGGTATTCTGGGCGCCGCTGGTCGCGGTATAGGTGCGAAGCGTGATCGTCTGGGTTCCGTTGGTCAGTTTTTCCGTGACCGTGATCGTTTGCGTGGCCGCCTGGGCGTCTGTGACCGTGTACTGGTATGTAAACGGCGCTGTTTTTGCGCCCAGGTTTTGATCCGAACCGCTGATCATGGGCGGCGTGTTGTAGGAAATGGTTTTTGCCGATCCGGTGCAGTAACCGGATTCAAGGCCGTTCGCGTCGACTGCCTTCACGCGCGCCGTGTAAGTTGTGCCGGACGTCGGAACTGTGTCGGTGAAGGTCTTTGCCGTGGTGATCCCTAACTGGACATAAGCGCCGGAATCAATCTTCCTTTCCCAGACGTAGGAAATGGCGTCGCCCTCCGGATCGGTAGAACCGCCCGTCGAAAGAACCAGGCTGTTTCCGGCTTGCGGTGTGCCGTAGGAAATAGAAGAAGGATCAGACGGCGGCTGGTTCCACTGTAAGATATAGGCCCCGTCGGTGTCTGTTGAATCGGATACCAGATTCCCAGATTCCAAATACAAAGCCGGCCGAACGCCATAGTGGCCAAGGTACGCGTAGTTGTTGACCAGACTGCCGTCCGTGTAGACATAGCGCGCAAAGTACGCGCTGCCGGCGTACGGGGTTCTAAGCCACCAATACCAATAAGAAGACGCGTTCAAGCTGGAATTTGTATATTCCGAATTGCTGACGGCTTCGGCGGTCGGGTAGCACTGGCGGCGCGCGGCGCTGGAAAAGTAGGACCACAGGGCCCCTTCGGCCACGCTATTTTCGTTGGACAGGCCGACTTCGGTATTTGACAGAAGAAAGACCTTTCGGGTAATGTCTTCATAACCGCCGCCGTCGGTGACGGTATTCTTTGCGACACGGATCACGGCGTCCAGGATAGCTTTTCGGAAGTCTGCTTCGAAGTTAGACAGGAATCCGGCTTCGGTGTCGTATTCGTTGTAGTTGCTCCACACGTTGGCGTTATTCGGTGGTGCGTCGTAGCTGTGACGCGCGGAATACCAGGACGCGGCCTGGCTGTTCAACCACTGGTCAATATTAGACTGGGAATAGCGGTTGTTTCCGTAGCTTCGGCGGTCACCGTTCGTGTTCGAAGGCTCCTTCGCGTCGAAGCATTTCAGAGTGATCATTTTCTCGGTCACCAGGCCCGTTCGGCCGTTGGCTGTGTCCTGGGTTCCCACGATCCACCTGATCACTTTCCCGTTGTATTTCGTGTTCGTCGACTTGACAACGCTTCCAACGGGCAAAGCGGATAGTAATTTTGCCATAGGTTAATCCCTCCAATTCATTCTTGAACAGGTTGAAGAACAGGTCGTCCGTCTTCCTGATCAAGTGGTAACTGTTGCCGTGTTCGGCGTGACCGGTCCACGAAGAATAGGATTGAAGAATCGTTTCGAAGTCGATCCGGCCTTCGTCCAGAAGGTGACGGTATTTCTTCAATTTCCTTCGGATTCGGTTCTTGCTTTCACGGCGGACTTTTCTGACGACTTTTCCGGTGTCGGTCAGATAGGTCCTAAATCCCAGGAAGTCGATTCCCTGGGTTAAGGGGAAAATGGCCGTCTTTTGATTCAATTCCAGTCCTAAAGGGACCAGATACTTCTTGATTTCTTCCAGACAATAACGAAGATAGTCCTTGTCAGGGTGAATCAAATAGAAGTCGTCCATGTAGCGGCCGTACATTTTGATTCCCAGACGTTCCTTGATCATGTGATCCATTCCGGACAGGTACAGAACGGCGAACCACTGTGAAGTATGGTTTCCGATCGGGATTCCTGGTCCTTCGGTGGAATCTATGATCATATCCAGAAGCCACAAGACGTCGCGGTCTTTGATAAGCCGGCGAAGCTGTTCTTTCAGAACGTCGTGATTGATACTGTAAAAATACTTTCGAATATCGCATTTCAGGACCCAGCCGTCCGCCCCGTTCTGTCGGTAGTACCTCGACATGAAATATTTCAGGCGGTCAAGTCCGAAGTGCGTTCCTTTGCCTTTCTGGCTTGCGTAGTTGTCGTATATGAAAGTTTTCGAAAGGTACGGTTCCAGGACATTATCGCAAAGACTGTGCTGAACGATTTTGTCGCGGAAGCTGTTATACATGATCAGTCGTTCCTTCGGTTCTTTCACAATGAAGCAGTTATAAGGCGACAGGCGGTATTTGTGGGCCGATAACATGAAATGAACGAACATAAGGTTTTCAAGGACGTTCACTTCGTATTTGCAGACCGCATATTTCCACCGTTTACCTTTGCGCGCTTCTGTATACGATTGATATAGACTGTTAAAGTCGATCACCTTCGCGAAGTCAGAAAGATTCAATGTCTGGTCTTCGCTCAAAATAAAAATCCTCCTTGACGCTTACAGTCCGGCCGTCACAGTAGGAAGGCCATTCGTCGTCAATCTTGTGTTTACCGTGGCCTTTCCGGCACTTCGGAAGGAAATGACCTCCTTTGTTGGGGTACTCTGTTTTCAGGTTCTTCGCCTTACTCGGTCGCGTTTTCCACCAAATCCGGCCGAACGCCATTGTTGCCATTGTACGCGTTGTTGTTGTTCAGACTGCCGTCCGTGTTGACATTGCGCGCATTGTACGCGTTGCCGGCGTACGGGGTAACAGGTCATTCCCTAAATATCATTACACGCTTTCCGGTATAGGGTCCGACGGGGCGATCGCTTCGGCGGTGTCCTGTTCGGCCTTGTACCATTTTGCGGTCATGAACTTAACGTCCAGGGTCAACTTCGTCCAATAGTCAAAGGTGTCCTTGTCGATATAGCTTCGCTTCTTCGATAATTCGATCATGTGAAGCAGTTTCTTGCACTCGGTCAAGGCGGCCCTTTGTAAACGAAGCCGTTCTGTCCGGTCCGCTTCTGTGCGGATCGGAAATATTTCGTTTGCTTCCAGTAAGCCGTCGTATATGGCCATGACGTGGCCCTGAATCTTGTTTGTGATCGAAAAACGGACGCGCTTCGGAAAGCGTTTCGCGTTGTCGGTCAGGTCCAGGGTGTAGTCGATCAGTTTTTCGGCCACCGGAAGAACGTGAAGCGGACTGTCATTTTTATTCGAAGTCCGCTGGTAGTTTCTTCTTGTTCCCATAGATACACCTTCGCTTTCGGATATTTTCGACGGTTTCCGGATCGCCGGAATAGTCGAAGCCATAATCACGAAGGACGACGGTTTCTTCCTGTCCTTCGTAGGTTACGCCACACAGGACCACGCTGTCGCCCTCACAGTGGCCACAGACGGGCCGAATTTCCGTGAATAGGTTCGATATAAGGCAAGACGTTTCCGACGGCGTGGCGCCGATTCTGGTCATAAATAAAGACGGTTCAGGGATTGATCCAGAATACCTTCCGGAATTCCTGTTCCGTCGTAGCCTTTCCAGTATTGAAGCTGTGCAGGAACGAAAGTGTGTGTGACGGTTGTTCCGGTGAATCCGGTGTTTAACTGTTCAAGGATCGACTGAATGTCGTTGTCCTGGCGCCGCTGAACCTGTTCCGTGGTTTCGCCGGTCGTTTCGTTGATCGTTGTTGCGGCCTGGGTATGAAGCACAGGCGCGGCGTATGCGGTCATTTGCGCGGTTGTCACGAAGGAACCGACGCCCACCTGGACAGATACGGCCGCCGCTTCCTGGTTGGTGATAAAGACGGCCAGGTCGTGAATGTGGACCGTGTCGGCGTCCTCTTCAAAGGTTGTCGCCGGAAGGACGTTGTCACTGTCTTCGCCGTCAAGCCAGCCATAGCAGAAAAGAATTTCGTTTCCGCTGATGTCCAGGCCGAAGACGCCGATTTCCCTGATCCAGACATTCGATTCCAGACCTTCGTTTGTCACCTGTACCGGAATTTGCATGATCGAAGGCGAACCTTCGACCAGTTCCTTTTCGGACAGGTTGGCGCTGACGTTTTCCACGTTTACAAGATCGGTCAGTGTATTCGGGCTGGCCTGGGCGACGCCGCTTCCGGCGGCCGCGCGTGTCAGTATCAATTTCTGTCCGGACGCGATAAGGGCCGTTAGGGCTTCGCTTCCGCCGTCCGTGACAATGGACTTGAATTTTGCCATTCGTTTTTCCTCCTTACGTTGCCGGCGTGTATTTGTGCCGGTTCATTGTAGCCATAGCGGAACAGGCGGCCGTTTTGGCCGGTTGGTCGTCTTGTGGAATATCCGTCCGCAAGCGAAGAACCAGATTCGCCGGAATCATTTGTCCCAGGGTTGCCGCCAATGCGTCGCGTTGGGCGTAGCCTTCCAGGCGGATTCTGATATATAGATCGTAGGCGTTTTCGTTTAGGGTGACTGTGAAGTCTTCGCTGACCGTTGCAAGGTATTTCAAAAGGGTCCTGTAAGTATAGGGAAGCTGATCCAGGTACTTAATCAGGATTCGGTCGCGGCGGTCCTGTACTGTGTCCCCAGGCGCCGCAGAAAGCCCCAGAATCTTTTCCCAGCGTTCGCACCCATATTCGGACAGGGACACCAGAAAAAAGTCGTCAGCGGCCGATTTTACGTCACTGACGGCATTTTCGAATTCGGGTTGTTCCGCGTTGGCGATCTGCTGAAACTCGATCAGTTCTTGCAGATAGCGCGGCCAGTATTCTTTAAGAACCATTTGTCACCACCCCCAGAACCGGAATCGCATTTGAAGCCAGGGGAATATTTTGTGTTCCTCCGTTGATTTTGGTTCCGGTGATGTCGATCACGCCTTCGACATTCAGGACCTTCGTTTCGATCTGGCTGACGCGGACGACAAGGTTTTCTTGTTCGTCCCAGGTTTTGGCCAGGCTGTCAAAGTAGTCCTGAATAGCTTTCTTCACAGACGTTTCGACGGTCGACCAGGTGGCCGAACCGGAAAAAGTCAGAGTGAAAGACACGTTGATCGTGGTTCCGGTCACACCTTCGACCGTGACGACGTGTCCGATCGGGGCGATACCGTCACCGACGCCCTGGTTCTGAACCGGATCGACGGCCGTTTGAACGCTGTTGACAAGGTCGGAAGAAGGGATTCCCCAGTCGCTATTTACAAAGACGATCTTCACGGTTCCACCGCCATTCCACACAGGGAACACTTTGACGGCGCCGACACCTTGAAGAAGTTCGACCTTTGTTTTGTAGTCGGCCTTATTTCCGCCGTATGCCTGGGCCTGTAAGCTGTCCATATAGCGGTCAAGAAGGTCTTCGTCGCTTTCTTCGTCTTCACCGTTGATCAGAATGTCCGCAAGTCTGGCCGCGCCCAGTCCTTCCACGTAGTCGATCGGGAAAAGGTTTCCCTGGTACTGGTTGCCGGCCGCGCCTGGCGTTTCGCACAGAAGGCGAAACTGTCCGGTTGCGATCTTTTCGGTGACGGTATAGTTCAGATTGTCACCGGAAAAACGCGTTCCGATCGGCACGTCCATAGCGGCGCCGTTTCCGTCTTCAAAATAGCCCTTTCGAATTGCGGCGGTTGCCGGTGTTCGGAAGATACTTCTTTCGCGGACTTTCTTTGTCAGGTCGTCGCCGGATTCCGTATCAGGAAAAGCGCGGTCCATAAGGTAGGCCAGTTCGATATACATGATCGCCAGTTCGGCCGCCGCCGGCGCTATGGCGTCATATACGACGGAACCTTCGCGTTTGTCGATAGAAGAAGACACGCGGTCCAGACAGCGGTCCATAATGTTTTCGAAGGTCATATCCTCATACATTCACGTTCACCTCGCTTTCAATAGGTATTTCGCCGAAGATAGTTTCGGCCGTGAACTTCACGGAAGCGGTTCTTTTGTCAATCTGGGCCACTTCGAAGTCTGTGACGTCGGTGATCCGGCTGTCTGCCAGAAGGGCTTCGCGAATTACACGTTTTATTTCACTTGCAAACACTTGAAAGCTTTTCCCGACAACGGCGTTCAGTTCAATTCCGTAATTCCAGGAATAGATCAGGTATTCGAAGCGTTCTGTTTGCAGTATCTTGTAAATGGCCTGTTTCATGGCTTCCGTTTCATCACAGAAGCCACCGACGCGGCCGGCGTCGAAGTCGATTTTGAATGTTCTTGTCGGCGCTTCGGCGGCGGTCTGAACCTCCACGTCTTCGCCGATCGTTACGTTTAACGCGTTCGGTATCATAAAATCACACCCTTCCCAGGACAAGGAACGCCTGTCCGCCAGCATTTCGCAGAAGGACCACTTTGTCACCGACGGCCAGGCCGTAATAATATTCGGACTTTGCGTCGGTGTTGGTCTGGTAGTTGCTTTTCAAGGTGTGGGAATGTGCCGCGAAGGACGCGTCGCCGCTTCCACCTGACTTTTCTTCGGTGGAAGGGCTACCCTTGACGCCGGTGTGGTAGTGGGTAGGATAGAAGCCGGCCTGGAATTCCTTCATAACCACAATAGCGTCGCCGGATATGTCGAACCGGTTGTCGACGCGGATCGTCAAGGGCGACGTCTTCGTCACGGAACCGAACAGAAAAGCCGTCGGCATACCGGCGTCGTTGGTCGCTTGTGCGACTTGTTTCATAGTTTCAAGAAGTCCCATATTACACCACCTTTAATTTCAAGGACATTGTTTCTTTCAAAAGGTCGTGCGTGGCTTCTTCGACTATGAAGAAGGATTTCACGCCCACGGCGCCGATCCCGATATACAAGGCGCGGCCGGCTCTGACTGACAGGTCCGCGATTGCGCTGACGCTGAAAGATCGCTTCGGTCTGTTGTATAGTTCCAACATTTGTCCGCCGCGTTTCTTGATCTGGGCTTCGTTCATGTCTTCGTCAACCACTTCATAGTCTTGCAGAATACCCCACAAGGTCATATTTTTAGAATCCTGGAAGATATAAACGTCACGTTTTCCGGTCTTCTTGTTGTCCTTGACCAGTTTGATCTTGTTGTAGGCTTCGGAATCAATTTCTGATTCGTAGGTGAAGCCTGTCGCCAGACTGCCGTCGCCGACAAAAAGGTCCAGTTTTGCCGTTTCGACGTCTGTCAAGGTCAGTTTCCCGAAGTTATCCCACAGGACGAACATTTTTCCTGTATTGATCAGGGTGTAGTCGATAGCCTTCAAGACAATGTCGAAAAGCGTCTGGCCGTCTTCAATCATAGACGGTATAGAATATCCGGTGTTTGCCAGGCTTCCGGTTTTCAATTTGAAGTCTTCGGCGATCTGCTTCAATACCTGATCCGCACGTTTCCCCTTGAAAACATAGGTGTCCTTGTTTTTCTTCAAATACCAGGTCTGATCGTAAGCCGTGATCTGAACCTGTTCCTTTTCGTTCTGGCTGATTTTTACGACGTAGCCATAAAACAGTCCGGTTTTATCGTCTAACAGGGTGACGATTCCGCCGTGGCTCCACTGTATTTCGTCGTTGACAATGGCGGTCAGTTCCAGGGAAGCGGGGGAACCGGACCGTTTTGTCGACCATTTCGCGCCACTGACAAGCGTCGTTATATCGAACGCCGCGCCTGTGACGTTATTCTGGTATTGAATACGAATGGCCATTATGGAATTGTGAAAACCTGGCCAGGGTAGATCAGATTCGGGTTCTTTCCGATCGTCCCCTTGTTGGCGTTATAGATTTTTGTATAGTCGCTTCCCTTGCCATAGAATTTCTTCGCGATATTCCACAGGCAGTCGCCTTTTTTGACCGTATAGGTTTTCGATTTCTTTTCAGGCTTTCCGGCCCTGGCCGGTTCCTGGGTTTTCGCCGGTGTGTTCTTCTTTTCCGGAAGGACAATTTTCTTCGGCGACGTGTCTTTCCATTCGTACAGTTTGATCGTATAGTACAGGTCGCCCAGTTCGCCGGACCGTTCTTCGTATTCGAAGGATTCGATCCCCATTCGAATATTACACTCCAGGTCTGTTCCTGTTATCAGGAAGCGGACCGGCGTTTTGCTGTCCCTGGCTTTCTGGATTGCCTGAATAATAGAAATAGGGTCCCGAACCTGTCCGGTAGTGTACGGCGCGGAATCGGCCGGAAAGAAACTTTCCCAGGACAGAATCCGAAGGCCCTTTTTACGTAAAAGAAGGACTTCGCCCAGGTCAAGCACTGTTACACGCTCATTTTTCCCAGGCGAAGACACGTTCAGTTTCGCCGGAAGGACGGGAATGTTGATTTCCCGTCCACCGACGATTAGTGTCATTCGGTAGTTGCTCATTAGTTATACACTCCTTCCGCCGCCGCTGTGAATTCGTCTTCCAGCTTGCTTTCGATTCGTTCGACGACTTCGTCGACGTCGACCTTTTCGCTGATCTGGGCTTCGACAGCCACAGTCGGCGTCAAGGTGACGAAGTTCTGGACATAGCGCATTTCGGCCACGTCGCGAAGGAATTTCAGGTCTTCATCGGCGATATTTACGTCGCTGTCAATTTTTCCGACCGATCCCACGGAATCGACTTTCCCGACGTCGTTTGTCCCGTCGACATTCCAGTCCGTGGCGCCGACGTCAGACTTCGCCTGTGCGGCTTCCGCTTTGGCGTTGGCGTAGGTCTTAGACAGTGCGGCCGTAGCGTCAGCAAGTTCTTTCTTCGCCGCCGAATAGGTGGCGTCACGCTGGGCCTGTGCGGCCTTGATGTCCGATTCGTACTTGTTCAAGGCGTCGGCTCTGGCTTGCTTCGCGGCTTCGTTTTCTGCCTTTGCTGTCGTGGCGAAGGTTACTTGTTCGACCGCGTCAATGCTGACACCAGGAATCTTGTTCAGTAAGCCGATAAACTTGTTTATGATGTCGATCGCGCCGTTGACCATATTTTGAAGGATTGTCAGGACGTTTACTTTCATATCGCCCATATATCCGGCTATGGCCACGCCGGCCCTTTGCCAGCATAGTTTCAGCTTGTCAATCAGGTTCGCGATCCAGTTATAGGTTGCAAAGAACGCCACCTTCAAGGCCGCCCAGGCGACCACAAGGGCCGCTTTGCAGATTTCCCAGGCGTTTTTCACGCCACCGACAGCCTGAATCATTCTGTAAAGCGCGGCGACGACAACGCCGACCGCAAGGGCGATCCAGAAAAGCGGATTCGTCAAAAGCGTCGTAAAGAAAGCCTTCGCGGCTCCGTCAGCGATCCAGGTTGCGGCCGTCTGGATTCCCAGCGCCACAGCATAGGCAAGGGCGGCACTGGCCAGGCCCCAGAAGATCGGGGCGATAGTGGACCAGTTGTCATAAATCCATTGTGCGCCGGAACCGATCGCCTGAATAACAGGCGTAAAGGCTTCCAGGGCGATATTTTTCGCGATTGTCCAGACCTGGGCGAAGGTCATAGGCATAGCTTCAAACTTCGCGTTGATTTCGTCAGCAGACGCCAGCATGGCATTTTTGACGATCGTCGAAGTGATCTGACCGTCGGCGGCCATATCGCGAATTTTGCCGATAGGTACGTCAAGATAGTCCGCGATCGTCTGAATGATTGTCGGCGCCTGTTCGAAGACGCTGTTCAATTCTTCACCACGAAGGACACCGGAAGACATGGCCTGTGTAAGCTGTAACATAGCCGCGTCGATACCGGCGGCCGAAGTGCCGGCGATCGTGAACTGTTTATTGATCAATTCTGTAAACTTGATCAATTCGTCGTTGTTTGAAAAGGCGTCCTTTGCCATGATACCCATTTTCGAAACGGCGTCAGCCGTTGTCTGATAGGCGGCGCGGGACCGGTTGGCGGATTTCATAATCATAGACTGTAATTCGTCCGTGGTTTGAAGTCCGTCGTTCATTATGTCCAGTCTGGCCCTGGTCGACGTCATACTGTCCGCAAGTTCGATCACCTTTTGGACACTGATCGCCGCCAGGGCTGAACCAATAGCCTTTTTTACAAGGCCCCAGGCGGAAGCGACCTTTCGGGCGCCTTCCTCTGACTGGCGCTGGCGATTGTTGAAATTATCAACCTGGCCGGAAGCGCGACCGGCGGCCGAAGCCGCCCTGTCAAAGTTGGCCCCAGGGTTCACCTGGTCCGACAGTGCGTCCGTGGTTTCCAGGGCGCGGTTTGTCCTCGATACTGCCTGAAAGATTCGGTTCAGCTTCGAAGTCATACCGTCGCGAATGGTCATTTGTGTAGCGACACCGGCCACGGTTCATCACCTTCCTTTCTTGCCTTTCCGTTTCGCTTTTTGTGCTTCTTTCTTTTCCTTTTCGATTTGAAGGTCAATCGAAGCATAAATAAAAGCCCGTTCCCGAAGGGGAAGGGCTACAAGCGTACTGGGAAGGATTTTCAACCGGTGCAAGGCGTAATGTGCGTAGACAGCTTCGCCGTCCGCGTCAGCGTCCACACCTCCACCGGTGATTAGTTTTTTGCTTCTTCGCGAAGGTCGTTCACGTCGTCAGAAAAGCCGTTGACTTCCTGGACACCCAGAAGAAGATCGACGAACTGGCCAGGCTTCAAAAGGACGTCGATCAAGGATTCGGCGCCCATGACACCGAATTTCGCTTGAAGTTCCGCGTCCTTGAAGTTCGGGTCCACACAGCACGCGATCACAAGACGGTTATTGTAAAGGTCCTGATCCGTTTCCGTGGTCTTCTGGTGTGTCTTCTTGTCGAAGGTGATTTTCTGGCAAGACTTACGAATGGCCTTGTTTTCGCCTTCGGTGATCGACTTGATCGTGAAAGGAACAGGGAAGCCGCTGACCGTGACTTCCGCTGTTGCCTGAATGTCGTCCTGGTTGGACATAAGGAATTCCTGTAATTTACCCATTTTGTTTTCCTCCTTTGATAGCTTAGAACTTCGTGAACGGTGTCAGAATGTCGAAGTCTTCGAAAGTGAAGTCGGCGTCTTCGTCCAGGGCGTCGTCAGAATCGCCGTCCAGTTTCGCAAGGACGACGGAATCCAGATTGCAGTCCATAAGAAGAACCGTCTGTTTGCCAGCCGAAGATTCCTGGTCGTCATTCTCGACCACCATATCGAAGTAAACGTCCTTTCCGGTTTCCTTCCACTGGCGAAGCATTTCGCGGAAAAGCGGCGTCATATAGTAAAGCGTCATGGAACCGCTACCGTTCGCGCCGGTTGTCTTGTGGCCAGTCATACGCTTCCCGATCGCCTTGATTTCGGATTTGCTCTTTTCGACGTTCGCTTCGATCGTCTTCGCGTAGAACAGTTCTTCGTTGTTGCCATTGATTTTCGCATAGGCGCGGCCTTCCTTGCCGGAAATGGTATCAGGTGCGTTCAAAGTTTTCATTGTCTGTCACCCCTTTCTTAGTTTACGACGACAGTCATATAAAGTTTTTCCATGCTGTCGTTCGGCTGTAAAGCGCAGTCGACCGCGACGTCGCGTTTTCCGTCGCCCTGGTTGACAGTGATGTCGTCGGACTTGAAATTGCTGATTGCGTCGATCGACTGATACTGATTTGCAAGCGCCACAAGGTCAGCCTTGAAAAGCTGTCGGCCGGTGTCGCTGTTGGTTACAAGGCCGATATAAGATTCGCCGAAGATTCTGGCGACGTCATTCGCCCAGCCGTCCATAACACGGACAACGCGGTTCGACGTCCAGTCGGAAGACATATTCTGACCGATTGTAACAAGGCTGTTAATGTCCGTCAGGACACGGGCTTTTCCGTTGTCGGCGTAGAATGTGAATTCGCCGGCCTTGATAGCGGCTTCGAACTGGGACTTCGTATATTTAATATCGACGTCCACAGCGTCGTCATAGGCCGTATTTGTCAGGGATTCGTTCACTTCCGCGCCGGCGGAAGCGCCAGTCACCCAGGCGACGGCCTTGTCGCCGGTCAATGTGGTTCCGTTGGCCAGGATAACGCCGTTCTTGACGTTGATCAGGCCCATATTGTCGCCGTCGTAGTCGTAAAGGACGCCGACGATCTTTCTTCCTTCGTCGTCACGAAGACGCTTCACAAAGGCGCCATAAAGGGCCTTGACGTCGGTATTCGTGCCAGGATAGCCGATCACATTGAAGGATTCGACTTCGAAGGCGTTTAGGGCGGCCGTGTGCTTTGCGGCGTTGACAGTGGCGTTCGTTCCACCGGTCAAGGCGGTTGCAGTTGCGGCCGTAAGAGTTGCCGCCGTTCCGAAGGTTACGAAGTCATTCGCTACCAGGGAAGCGGCGCCGCCGGATTTTGCGACGGTCTGGCTATCCATAACCACGCCGTCAAGATAGGTCACGACGTCGACCTTTGTCGCGTCGTCGACGTTGGTGATCACGGCGACCATGATGTCGTTTCCGTGTGTGCCACCATATTTCGCGGTGACAGTCATTCCGCCGACGGTTGCGCTGGCCTTTGCGCCGCCACCGTTTACGCGATAGATCAAAAGGGACTTCGCGCGTTTCAGTGCTTCGCGGACAAGAAGAATGTTTGCGTCGGTAGGATCGTAACCGAAGACTTTCAAGCTGGTCGCGTTGAAGTCGGTTGCGGTCATAGTGAAGACCTTGTCGTCAGGTCCCCAGTTAAGTTCAAGGGGAAGGGCGGCGACGCCACGGCTTCCCATTTTGGCGTTGGTTCCCATGCTTACGAAGTTAATGTAAGCGCCAGGAAGAATTTTGTTCTGTACTGTGAAAGTACCACCACCAATAGGCATAGGTTACACCTTCCTTTCAAGAAATTCGGTCACAAGCTGGATCGCCTGTTCCCGTGTATACTGCTGACCGTCTTTCAGGATTGCCGCCACGGCGTCCCTGGGAAGGCCCAGCGTTTCGGATTTGACCAGTTGTTCTTTGCTGAAAGTAGGTTCCGCCTGGTCAACGGAATCAGCCTTTTTCTTTGTTGCCATTATTCGATTACCTCCGATCTGATTGTGTTGTCCTGGTCCAGATAATACATAGTCGGAATCGCTTCCGGCGTGATCACAAAGTAGAAGTCCGCGTCAAAAAGAAACTGATAGACGCGGCTGTCGTCGTCCTTTCTGGCCGTGACGTTCGTCAGGCGAACCAGTCGGGAACGGCTTTCTGTTTCGACCACAGTCAGGGATTCGAATTCGTCCAGCATTTTTTCGGACCATTCGTTGAAGTCAAGGTTATCCTTCGACGCCAGGAAATAAAGAACTTCAATCTGGACATGACGCCGGCGGCGCCGATCCAGTTTCTTTTCCTGTGTCGCTTCGATAATTCCGACGAAGAAATTCCCGTCAGAATCCTTCGGGATTTCATTGACGAATACGTGTCGATCGGGCCACAGGCCGACAAGTTTTTCGGCGACAGCTTCAAGGAAGTTGTTCAGCGTCATTCTGTGCCACCTCCGTTCATGCGTTGACGAATGATCCGGTCCATTTTTCGGTTCAGTCGTGCCGCCTGGGTTGTCTTCGTGCGTCTTATAGCGCGCCGAAGGGTGAAATGACCGCGAACATAGCCGCCGGCCGGTCCGACGTACATTCCGCCGTCAGGGTCGTTTCTCTGGTACTTGAAGGAATTTCCCTCCCAGTGGCCAGGAACGAAGTGACTTCGGAAGCCGTATTCAAGCGGCTTCGCATAGTCAAGATTGTTGAAGACGTCGATTTTGTACGAATTACCGGCGCGGATCGCCTTTGTTCCGCTTTTGAAGTTGCGTCGATAGTCGCCAGTGTTTACGATATTTTCTTCCTTGCAGATTTTACGGGCCTGGTCGCGCGCGTAGCGTCCTTCGCCGACGGCCAGACTGTCCATTATTTCAGGAATGTCGTCTTTCAATGCCTGAATCTGATTCTGGAAGGCCAAAAGTTCAGAATTGTCCACGCTCACGCCAGATCACCGTCCTTTACTTTGATTTCTTGATGTGTCGCATAGACGGAAGGACGGCCGATCACTTCGAAGGTCAGGTTTCGACCACTGGAAGGATCGTCCCGTCCGAACCGTTTTACGACGATTGTATCACCAGGAAGGACCAGAAGGTCCGGACTGGCGAAAATGACAGCGTCATAATCGACGTTGTTCTGTGCGTCCGTCTGTCTGCTATTGTCTGAACCTGTATACGATAGCGCGCAAATGATACCGTCGTAAATCACAGAAGTGGAAGACGTTGAAATGTTGTTTTTCCCTCTCTGTGACGTTGTACGGCTCACGGTGGCGGTGTCTTCGTAGGTCAATTCGATTGCGGCGCGTTCAGCGCTTGCGTTTCCGAAGGCCATAGGATCACCACCTTAACACACGATATTCGTTCAGGACAGTTTTCCACCCGAAGAAGTCGCCGCTGTCTGTTCCCAGGTTGAAGGTGTTCGCCGATCCGGAAGAACCGGAACCGGTGGCGAAGGAAGTCTGGACGTCACCACGCTTCACAGACGCCACAGGACCGACGGCGGCCGTCGTGGTTCCCAGTCCGGCCGATTTGTAATAGCTGACACACATGACGATCAAGACGTTTTCCAGACGCGGCGGAAGGGTGTCCTGATTGATGTACGACAGGATCATATCTTCGACTGTCTGAATAACGAATTCCAGAACGTCGTCCTGATCCGTCGTTGTGATTCCCAGAAGGGCCTTGACCTTAGAAAGGCGGCTGTCCTTCGACATAAGAACGCGAAGGACGTCCGCACGTTCAAGATCAGTCAGGCCGTCCAGGGACGAAAGAATCTGTTCGAACATAGTTCCACCACCTTTCGGCGGTTCCGCTTTATTCGTCGCCCTGTGCGGCTTTGATCAGTTCGACGATCTCCGCCTTTGTGGCGCCGTCAGGAACCGCGATTTCGGCGTCCTGGGCGACTTTCAGAAGTTCGTCCTTGTTCATCTTCGACAGGGGCTTTTCGTCGCCCTGTGCGGCTTCCTGGCCGTCATAGACAACGAAGGAAGGATTCTTTCGAAGCTGTTCAGCGACCATTTCGGAATTCGGTTCCAGGATCGCGCCGGTTACAATACTTTTGAATTTTGTGTTCATGTTGCTACCTCCTATAAAGGTTCCGTCACTTACGCAGTGACGGAAGTTCCATACCAGAAAATAAGGTCAGGGGTAAGGGCCTTCGTGCCGTAGTCGAAGAACATAGACACGCCATAGTCGTTGGAAAGAGGAATCTTTTCAGGCTCCTTGTAAGGATAGATAACCGCCGGCTGTGCGATAGCGCCTTCGATCATGGCGATACGGAAGAATCTGCTTGCATTTGCGCGCAAGTGTCAGAATTGTCACTTGATACCCCTTGACTGCAAGTGTTATCAAATTCTTGCGGTAGTGGGTATTTGGGTTTTGTTGCGCGCCTGTTCTGGTGTTTGTCCCAGGACAGAAGTTTCAGGTATTGCCGACCGTCTTCGGCTCTGTATGTAGCCACAAGGCCACCGTTCACAAGTTCAGCCAGCCAGGAAGACACCTTCTTTTCGGTCGGTACGTTCAGCGGAAAGAGAAGGGAAGCAAGGATTTTCGGGCTTCCGTAGTACAGGCCGAAGTCGTCCGCTTTTACGATCAGACGATAGAACAGGACTTCGGCTTCCGCCGATAAGTACGCCAGACTTTCAGACGTACATATTGATTCTTTCAAAATGCGGCTGGGCATTTATGACACCACCTTTCACGCGTTTTTCTGACAGGCGCGGCACATTTCACGGCCGAATTTGTTCATGGAATAGCGGCGTTCAGCTTCGCTGATAGGGCCGCCGCACACGGGACACGCGGCGCCGCCTGTCTGGGCGCTGTTTTGCGGTTGTGGTGCGGTTCTTTGCTGTTGGTTGGTAGATTGTCCACCCTGGGCGTTCTGCCCGTTCGTGGCGCTCTGTGTGGCTTGTGGCGCCGGTGCGTGTCCGTTCATATTGAAGCGGACTTTATTGTTCCGGTCGACGATTACCAGGTCACAGATTTCGCGGCGTTCGTTATAGGCGATCTTCGATACCTTGAACTTCGTACTGGCGTAGCACTTGAAGACTTCCTTCTGGCCCTGGCGTTCGGGATAGAATTCACCGTCAGCCAGTTCGACATAAATGAAAGGGCCTGTATAAAGTTCGCGGCCGATCCCGACGTTGAAGCCGGCACGTTTGAAGCTGTCGGACGCCTGGCCTTTTTCCTTTTCGGTGTTGCTCTCTGTTCCGACGTCCTGTTTTCTGACCCAGGTCTTTTTTTCGTCGTCCCAGATGTCGATATTACAGAACAGGTATCCATTGATTACTTCGTGGGTTCTCTGCCAGTTGCCAGGCCCGAAGACCTGGTCCAGGATTCGCATATCGACGCGCGCGTCCTTGTAAAGCAGAAGGACGGCGCCGACGCGGCCGGTCTTTGCTTTGCTGACCGACTGAACGCGACAGTCAATGTCTTGTTCGGTAAGAAGGGGAATCGAAAGTTCTTTCATTGCGGTTCCTCCTTATTTGATTTGAAGGTTTCGGTTCTCCACAAGGGAAGCGCCGGACACTTCCTGGCCGGACTGGATCGCCTTCTTGATCGCGGTCTTGTCCGGTTTCGTTGTAACGGTTTCAACAACGAAGTCAGCCGGAAGGGCTTTTTCGTCGTCAATGCTTACGGCCACAGACTTTCGGAAGGAAACGCGAACCTTTGTGGTTTCGACCTTGTCACGGCCGGCGGCGTCCAGACACGCGGTCAGGACATTCTTCAAATAGTCGATTCGCTTTTCGGTCTGCTTGCGGCGCTTTGCCAGGTTGGCTTCTTCGGCTTTCAGGTCGCCGATAAAGACTTCGGAATTCTTGATGTAGCAAGCGACAGCTTCGCTTTTTTCTTCGAAGGCTCCGGACAGTTCGTCCAGTTCTTCGGCGTTCAGGATTTCGCCGGTTTCTTCGTCGATTTCCAGGTTGTCAAGGACCTTCAAATACTTGTCAGTGATTTCGTACAGGGTGTTATTCATTTTCGGAACCTCCTTCCAGGGTAGCGACCTTCGCTTCAAGGTCTTTCACTTGCTGATCGGCTTTCTTGTAGCGGTCGAACCAGTCGTTCGAACACTTCTTTTCATAGTCCAGATCGCTTTTCAGTTCAGCGTTTTCGATTAAAATATCCAGGACGAACGCCTTCACGGCGTCGGTGTCATAAAAATTCAGTTTAGCCATTGTTTTTCACTCCTTTTCGTGATATACTGTTCGTAGACTTTTTTGAAAGGGCCGTTTCGGTTGTTGTGGTGACGACGAAACGGTCTTTTTCTGTTTCTTCAATGGTGATCTTGCGTTCACCAAGCAGAAGAAGACTTTTGACGGCTTGTCCGACCTGGACGGCCGACAGTGTCGCAGTGTACTTCATGTTTTGACCTCCTTTCCGTAGGATTTCGGAAGGCGCCACCTACAAAGGCGAAGCCGGTTCCAATGAACAGAAGGCCGAAGGTTCTGACCGTTCCTTCTACCAGGGACACCGCGTCGGTTTCTATGGCGCCGATCGTTCCCCAGGCAAAGAAGAAGGCAATAGCCGCCGCCAGGGCTGACGTCCTTCTGATCGCCAGACGGATTCGGCGTCGTTTCCGCCTGGTTGCTCTGTCCGGTGTCATTTCTTGACCTCCTTTCTTTTCGGACCACTGCCGCGACGGCGAATGTTTTCCTGGTAGGTTCTTTGTGCCAGTACCGGATCATAGGCCGGTCGCTGGTTCTGATCCAGTTTCCCAGTCGCGCCGCGTTTCAGTTCGACATACAGTGTTCGAAGGGCGACGCCCACTTCGTCAGAAATGTCGGAAATGGACATTCCTTTCGCGTACAGGGCCGCGATTTTCTTTCTGTTGTCGAAGGTGATAGACTTATAAACTGCCACGTTCTCACGCTCCTTTCTGCTTGCGGCCTTATAACCACGTATCGCCCTTGTCAGGATCGCCGTTGACCTGTTTAATGTTTGGGTCGAAGATTACGACGAAACGGTCTTCGTAAAACTTTTCAGAAATGACGGTTACTTCCCACAGGATATTCCAGTCTGTCAGTGTTCGGATCAGGTCCACAGCGAATTCCGCTTCCACGATTTCGCCGTCGGTGCTGACCAGAACTATATTCTTCGCTCTGCGTTTGTTAGTTGCGACGACGATTCTTTCAAGCATTTTTCTAATAGTCATTTTCTTCATTTTTAGGGTCCTCCGTGGTAAAAAAATAAGTTGCGAAGGCTCATTTGAACCTTGCAACTTAATACTACTCCTCACAA